ATGAAGGGTAGATATAGATTCCCGAATGTACGTGAAGCAATGGACCGGAGACTGGCAGCATTGACCGACCCGCGCTGGGTAGACGCAATGGTAACACTAGTTAAAGGCCAGCCCTGGTTCAGGTGGCATGACTCAGGAGATATACAGAGCCCGGAGCATCTAAAAAACATATTTGAAGTATGCAACAGGACGCCAGAGACCAGGCACTGGATGCCAACACGTGAAGTAAAATTTCTAAAGCTCATGGACCCGGACGTGGTGCCTAAAAATTTAATTATTAGAATCTCTTCCCATATGATAGACCAGGGGCCCGTGAAGCACTGGCCATGGACCAGCACTGTAGTGACATCTGGCAAGACATGCCCTGCAGCTGAGCAAGGCAATGAATGCAAAGATTGTCGTGCATGCTGGGACAGATCTGTTAAAAATGTTGCATACGGTAAACACTAATGGAATTCAAACACCCGAAATATTATGCAGCCCTCCGGGCAGAGAGAAGAAAACTCCAAGCAGCAAGCGTCAAGCAGCAAGCCACAAGCAAACCTAAACCAGAACCTAGTTCAGGTTCTGAAACTTCAAGCCACAAGCTTCAAGCGTCAAGCTACAAGCAGCAAGCTTAGGCATCAAGCCACAAGCTACAAGCTCCGAGATCCTTGAACCAGGGATCAAGAAGTATTGAACAAGTTTCGAGGACCTTTGACCAAGGGCCTCGACTAAGATAAATGTATTCTTAGAATGTGTCTTATGGAACGCAATTTGGTGTGGTGAAAATTTAACTTTATTTCCTTTTGTAACTTTTAACTCTACTGTGAAAAAGGTGCCAGAATTATTGTAGCCCAATAGATCAGGAGTCCCCAAAGAGCTAAGGTTTTCAATTCTAATCCACGAAATTTCTTTCGAAAATTTACGAAGTTTTTTATATAATTTAGCTTCTGGACCCATAGGGATTTTGAGGTGACATCGTCGTCCATTTAATAATCTTTCTGCAGCTTATCAGGTAAGATTATACTAGATGGTTTTTGAGTTTTAATAACTAATCTGTGTGCAACACGACCTTTGTGTCCTACAATAGGAATAGAATTTTCATGTACTTCAAGACGTCTGACATCAGCCAGCTTACCATTTACTTCTACAAACACCTGAGCATTTTTTATTGCATCAGATCCTTCTGTAAATTGAGCTAAAAATTGTTGCAGGTCCTGTACTCTCATAGACCAGCTTTTCTTAGTATGTCCCTATAATCTTCAACTTGTTTTGCAAGATACTTATTATCTCTTTTTAAGTCACGCATCTCAGGAGAGTTATTTCCAATTCCTTTTAGTAAAGCCATTTCATTTTCAACTTCTTGTATTTTTGATTGCAATTCTCCATTTAATTTCTTATGTGAAGAATCTATAGTTCGTAGGTTATTATTCTCTTCTGCTAATCTGTCAATCTCTTTATGCAAATCAACATTCTTAGTAGCTAACTCTTCAACTATTCGTTTGGTGCCTTCCAACTGATTAGCGGTTTTAACCCATTCAGATTGTTTCATCTTCCATTTCCAAATTTCTCGTTTATGTTGGTCAATGATTAAACTAAGATCTAATGTGCCTCTATCATCTTTATTATCTTTATCTTTCATATATTGACAATATAGGATAGTTACCTTAAATTGTCAATATGGGTGTTCCTAAAAGATTAACAGAAATGCAGAAAAGATTCGCAGAGTTCATTGTATTTGGTGGACCAGACGGCCCCGTCTCCCAGGGGGAAGCGGCTAAATTAGCAGGGTACTCAGAAAAGAGAGCTAGACAAGAAGGGTCAGAACTCATGAATCCTAGACTGTCTCCACTGGTGGCAGCATATGTTGGTAAACTCAAAGAAGAAAGACTTAAAAAATTTGAAGTAAGCTACGAAGGGCATGTAGCTGAACTAGCTCGTATTAAAGAATTGGCTTTGAAAAAGGGTTCCTTTTCTTCTGCTGTAAATGCAGAAACAAATCGAGGAAAGGCAGCAGGATTATACATAGACAGAAAAATAATAAAAACTGGTAAATTAGAAGACATGTCAGAAGAGGAGCTACAAATAAAAATGAAACAGATCTTAGACGACTACGCACCTTTGCTAAATGCCAAGACTGTCGAAGGTGAAGCAATTGAATCCCCTAAAGTTTCTGAATCTTCCGAACCCACTGACGTGGAATCATCGTCCGATCCCCAAAAGAAAAAGAACCATCGTCTTCCCGATCAAAAGAAGCAAAAAGTTTAATAGACTTATCATCCTTAGAGTATAACCAACCTTCATTAATTGGTCTTGCAAGTCTCATCTTATCAAACTCTCTATCAGTAGCCCAGCCAGAGTCACTCACACAATCGATCCACTCCACTCTGACTTTAGGATAAGGTATGTCGGGAGTTCCAAATGATGCAACAGCTTTTCTTCTTTTCTTAGGCATATAAGAGTTCTACCAGATAAAACACTAAATGTTAACAGGTCTCGCGCGCGCGAAAGGCACCACAGCTATGGACATTATATAATGTCCTTTTTTAAAAAAATGTCCACTAAAATGTCCTGTTTTTTGACCTAAAAGCATTGGTATTGCTATCTTTTTTTCTTTTTGGACATAAAGACACTTTTTTTTCACGTTTTTTTTTAACAACACTAAATTATCTCCAGAATCTCTTATAGAAAATGTCCTGTCTAATTTGTACCATAATATTGCCTCAATATTGCCATATTCTCCTTGGCTTCAGCAACTTTATGTAACAATTTGTCAACCTCGCCAGTAATGTTAGTGTGTTCTACAATTACAGGTTGTGGAGAAGTCATAAGATAGTCTATTTTTAATAGCGCGTCTTCCATCTCATATTGATACTTCATCATCAAGGTTTTATATATTTGCTCTCTCACTTGTCCTCCTTTTTAATTAATGAATCTCCAAACTTGCCTCTAAAGCCCCATGATCCGTGGTGCGTGGTCCATGAGTCCAGATTCGCGTAAATCTTCATACTGGCACGCTTAGCGAGCTCACAGAAGGCCAAATCCTCACCCTTCCACTCATGATCCTTAAAACTTGTATCCCAAAAGTTATACATATACTTCTCAATAGCGCCCCTATGACCAACCTCTTGGTCCATCTTATCCTGGTGTTCCTTATTAAATTTAATCTTTCGATTAGGATACTTCGCCATCAACGTCCTAAACACACATCTATTAATTAACATTAATCCAGCAGGAGCCGACTTCAACTCTACTAAATCAAAAGGTAAAATTTTAATATTATCAGGGTCCACATGTTCAACCGGGTATCTAACATCCATAGGATTTTCTTTTAACCTATACGGAGTAACGACAATATCTTTTTCAGGCACTAACATTCTAAGCACCGCTTCCGGTGGAAATTCCATATCAGCATCAACACACAACATATAATCATAATCAGACGCCATGAATCCTGCAGTCAATAGATTCCTCGCATGAGTCACGAGTGATGATTTAACAGACTTAAACGTACAAGTAATTCCAGATCTTGCAAGGACCGCGTAAGTATTTAATATACTAACACAGGTCTCAACCTTCATCGTATCATAACAAGGCATTGCAATATATACTTTAGGTTTTGTCATTTTCTTTTCCTTCCTTTTTTTCAAAAATATTATCGTCGTGAAGCATAAAATTAGCAGCGATAGAAACACGAGTCACTGGTGATCTAAAAGTTGATACAGAATGAGTTAGGTTCCATGGAAAAATAAAAAAGTCTCCAACATCTGGTTTAAACCCAAACGAGTTAGTATGAAAATTTTGTGGATTACCGGTAAAAAAAGTTAACGCGGCGGGTCCTTCACCTGTTCCTTTCCATTTCTTTTGTTCTTCCTTTATAGGTTTTGGGATGTCGACAAAGAGAACACTAGACAAATGACAGTTGTGGTGGATATGTGGTGGGTTGGACTCACCATTCCTCATAAAATTAACCCACGCAGCTTGCACTGAAACGTGTCTAACTTTTAAGTTATACCAATTAAAATAAGCTTGTTGATAAGCTTTAAGATAAGGGGTGACCACCTCTAAATATTCTTTAGTGTCAATCTTGCGTTCATCTTTGATAATACCAGCCAAGTTTTCTGACCAGTTTTCTGTGGCTTTATCACAGATAGTTCTAAGTTTTTTAATATCTTCATCTTTAACTTTTGTTTTAAAAAGTAAGGGCCCCCA